CCGCGATGCAAAAATTGCTGACCGGCATCAACACTGACGCTTCCGGCCGGTGTCGAAAGCGACAGGACGTTGCCGCTTTCAAGGATCTCCGGGAAGATCGGAAGATTGAGCCAATTGGTGAATTGCAGCTTTTGGAAGCATTGCAAGAGCATCGTATCGTCGGTTTCGTTTTCCGGCACCCCCATGCCCCGGATCGCCTCGCGCAATTGCGCCAGCATGGCGTTGAGCCAAATCGCATTGATCCGGGTGCCGTCTTGCGCGGCCTCGGACGAGCAATTCTTGAACCAAAGGTCAACGCCCGAGCCGGTCGAGGCGGGGGTCGGGCGCGAGGAAGTGGCCTGATCGCCGGAAAGGCCGGGGCCAACAATGTTCACCATGCTCTTATGGTTCCCTGTTGCAAAGGCGGCGTGCCGCCAAAGTATAGACTAGCGTTAAAGCTCTGTCAGCGTCGGACTGTCAAAAATCGGCGGGGCGGTCAGAAGGTCGGCCCCTTCGAGGTGATCGGTGTTGAGATAGACGGCGCTATGCTCGGGCGGCTCGATAATCAGGTTCACCGCTCGAAGCTTATGCGCCCGAACGTAGCTATAGACCGCCTGAACGTGGGCGGGCTTCACCCGCTCGATCAGGCATTCCACTTGTTGAGTATTGGTATTGCAAAGCACCGTGCATCCCGCCCGCGCATTCCCGGCGAGGGTGGTGTTGCCATAGGTGACGAAGGCCGGGCTCCCTAGAATGTCGATGATGACGTTAATGGTATAGGGCTGGCAATCATAGCAAGGGTAGGCCGCCCCGGCGAAGGCGCACCCCGCTTGCGCGAGGGCTGTCGCCGAGCCGCAATCGCCGCATTGGATCGACCAGCCCCGGCGCTCGGCCGCCCAAGTTATGTAAGCGCAATTCGCGCCGCCTTGCGCCGCCACCTTCTCGCATAGCGCCTCCCAAGGGTCGCAAGGATCGGGGAAGCCATAATCGTCGGCCCACCAATCCCGCGTTTCGTTCAGCGTTTCGCAAAAGAACTCGTTGATAAGCTGGCATGCGCGCTGCGCGAAAAATTCATTCACTTCCGCAAAGGCCGCCCAATAGGCGGCCAGCACCGTGCGGCTTACCTCAATCGAAGGCTGGCCGCATTGCGCGGTGCCGCATTGCGCCTCGCCGCATTCTGAGGGCGCTTCGGGAAAGCGTTCGATGATCGCGCTGGTCGCCGCCTCATGGCTTTGCCATGCGCGGCCGCGCGGCAAGAGCGCTAGAAGCTGCTGCAAGTATTCTATTTTTGTCGGGCACCGGAACGGGTCGGAAAACTCGCCGGGGCATGCCACGCTATGCATTAGGGATCGCCTGTAATGAAGTCTATGTCGCCAAGCACCGGCAATTCGCCCGCCTCATATTCCACGTCCTCGGCGGGCTCGTTAAGCGTATGATGATCCTCGCCGGTCGCGTCGGCGATGGCTTGCCATACCTTCGAGCGATAAAGAGTGAAGGGCGCCGAGGCCGTCGAAACGCGCGCCTCGCGCCGGAACATATCGGCAAGCTCAAGCGCGATGGCATCGCGAACGGCCGTGGTGTCCGGGGATAGGTTCTCGATTTCGATTGTCACTTCAACCGGCGACGGCGCCAGCACTTGCACAATCGCTGTGACCGGGCGCACCGCGTCGATATAGGCTTGCACCGCCGACACATCGGCGCCTTGCGGTATGCCGCCCTCATATAGATCGTCCATGAGGAAATAAACATTGACGGTTCCGGGGCCGCCCGCCAGCGGATCGACAAAGACGCGGGTGACGCCGCCGATTTCGCGCGCCCATGCAACGTAATCATGCGCCGCCCCGCCATGCGGCGGCATCCTGAGCCGCCATAGCAAGCGAGCGCGATAGCTTTCGTCGGCTTCCTCGTCAGCGCCGAGCCCGATCCCCGCCGCGCCCACCGCGCCCTCGGAATTGAGGTTAGCAAAAGAGGCGGTGAGCGACATAGGCGTGCCCGCCAGCGCGTTATAATCCGAGCCCGGCTTGAGCGCCTTGACGGCGAGCGACACCGTGCCGCCGCCCGAGACTACGCCCCCTTCCGTCACGATATACTCTAAGCCATCGGCCCGCGACATTGTGAGCCCCGAGGGAATTGCCGTGCCGCTCGTCCCTGTCATATCGACAAGCCCGCGCGCGAAGGCGGGCGCAAGGCGCGGCATGCCATAGACTTGCCCGTGGCGGTCAAGGAACTCGCCATCGGCCGTGGTGACCCATCGCTGAAGGGCGATGTAGTCTAGCCACTGAAGATTGAGGTGAACCATCGCGCCGAACACCTTGGCGCTGACGTTCAGATTGTTCGGCCATATCCATGCGTCCGAGCCGGGAAGCTCGGTGCGGAAGGCGCGCCGGGCGCGCTCTACAAGCTCGACAAGGTTAGGCTTTTCAAACGGCATGGCGGAACCCCTATGGCAAAAGCCGCTGCGCTTCAGGATAGCGAACTGTTTGGCCCCACAGCACTTCAAATTTTTGATCGTATGCCTTGGCGCCGTCATGGCTGAAATGGCGCACCGCGATCAGCAATTGCCCATCGGCCGGGCGCGCCTCGACTTCGACTTGCGTTTCGGCAACGATGCCTTGCTCGGCAAGCACCGCTAGCGCTTGCTCGGCCATTTCGAGCGCGATCAATTCGGTTTGCTCGTCCAGCGTCCCGCGCTCAAGCATCCACAGGAGCGAGCCTAGCTCGCGCTCGAAGGGATCGCCCGCATAAGGAATGCTGTCGCCCCACCAGCCGCGCGGATCGTCGCTATCGAGCGTGGCGTCGCCCGGCGCGCGCTTGTCGGTAAAGAGGCAGATCAGGGTCGCGGTATGAAGCGCCGCCGTCGCGCGAAGGCCGCCGACATTGCCGGGCTCGTCGCCCTTGCTCAATCCCCAGTCGCCGAAGCCGCCTTGCGCGGTCAGGTGGGTAATCGGCGCCTGAACCCACACATGATCCCACAACAATTGCGGCTGCGGGCGGCACGCTTCGCTGTCCCTGAACGTAATTTTCATTTCCGCAACGCCCCTTAGTCGTGGCTCGAAGCGACATGAGCGCCCGCGCTGGTAATGCTTCCTGTCGTTGTCACATCGCCGTCGATATGGACGGGGCCGGTCAAGGTGATCCCGCTGGCGTCCTCGACGCTGGTTCCCTCGGTGCCCTTGATTGACACTTTACCGGCGCCGTCGATCTTGATTTCGACTTGCCCGCCGTTGCTGTCCTTTAGGAGCGATATTGAATTGCCGTTCGCGTCATACAGCACGCTTTCGCCCGGCTTCTTGTTCGTCGGCCGGTGATCCTTATGCTCGCTTTCGAGGAAGAACATCTGGTCAGGGCGCCCGGCAATCTCAAAGGCCATGCCCTCGCTGCCCTCGGGCGGCACGGTCGAAAGGCCGAAGCCCTGCTGCCGGTAGCCGAATTTGATTTCCTCTTTATAGAGCCCCTTCGCCCAAATTGTCTGTTGCGGCTTGCTGTCATCAACTTGGTAGACGGTCACGCGCCGGACGCTGTTGCGATTGCCGTGCTGGTCGGAAGGGAAGAACATTGTTGTCCTCTTATAAGGCGTGATGGTTGCGGGAAGTATAGTCTGGTAAGGGCGGCTCGTCTTTAGTTTATCGGCGCCAGCGCCGCCCCTTAATTCCGGCGCGCCGACTTCGACGCCTTGCTCGCGATCCCGCGCGCCGCTTTCCCCCGCTGGCCCGCCTATGGTGATCGGCTCGGGCTCGGGCGTCTTTAGGCGGGGGCTTCCGGGTGCGACAGTCTCTTGCGCTCGCAAATTAACCGGCGCGCGCACCGGGCCAGCCGCGAGCGCCCGCGCGGTATATCTGAGCCGCGAGGAATAAGCCTTGACGCCCGCGCGCTCAAATGTGCGCTCGAATGCATAGGTCGCCTCCCGCGCGGTGCCAGCGCGCCGCACCGCCGCGAGCGAGCGGGCCTCGGTGGTCTGAAGCTCATGCCGAAGGAAGCCGTAGTTCGCCTCGTTGCTGCGTGGGTCAAGCCCATGCGCGCGCGACCAGCGAAGGAAGGCTACCCGGCGCGGGCCTGTCCATTGCGCCCACCCCCGGCCGCCAGTGTTCGGCCCGCTGCCAAGCTCTTGAAAATGACGGAAGCCGCCGCTTTCATGCCCGAGGTTGCCGACAATGCCCGCCGCTTGCTCGCGCGTGATCCCAAAGTCGCGCTGCAAGTTTTCCATGATCCAAGGCGCGCGCTCGGCGAAGGCTTCGCCGCTCGGCGAGCCTACAGGCGGCAAATAGGAACCGCTGGCGCCCCCGCCGCCATAGTCGCCGCCGCCGCCCCTATAGGCGCCCTTCGCGCCTCCCCGGCTCCCTGAGCCGCCCCGGCCGCCCTTCCCGCCTCGATAGCCGCCCGAGCCGCCGCCATAGCGCCCGGCGCCGCTCGGCCCGCTCGCGCGGCTGTCCTCGGAAACATCGACGCCGACTTCGACAATTTCCTGATCGTCAGTGGGGATTTTATTTTCGGCCACGGGGCTTACCCCCACGCGGCATCTGATCCGCCGCCGCCGCCGCCCGAGCCTTCATAGGCGCGAGGATCGACCAGCGATAGGTCGGCAAGGCTTCCTTGCTGCCCGGCGTCCTGCGTCAATGTCACGCTTTCAATTAGCATCGGCTGAACGAGCTTCAGCAAGATCGGCGAATGCACGAAGATCAGGTGGTTAGTTTCCCACACCTTGCCGCCCTCGTCACGCCAACCTTGCGTCATGATTTGCGCCGATACGCTCAGGCCCGCCGCGCGGTTCTTCTCATGGCTCGCGCGCGAGGTTGCCCGCTTTTTATCGGTGTCGCCTTCATTGATTAGAATTTTCGGCCGATAGCGCCCGACAATCGCGTCAATCGCCAAGCCGAAGGGGCGAAGGGCCTCGTCGCCATGCCCGAGGCGGCCTTGCCCCTTCACCGTATATTCGCTGAAGCGCCGGTCGTCGGTAATGTCGCCTTGGAACCTGAGAATGTTCCACCCCTCGACCAGCGCGCCGCCATGCATTTGCGCAACGGAAGCGTTGGTGATCGCAATGCTGCCGTCAGCCTTGCCCATCTGAGTTGCGGCTTGCGTTCTGAGCGAGCGGTCAATCGCTTTCCACGCGCTTTCGCCTTGGTAGATTTGAAAGTAGGGAATTTTCTCAAGCGGCACTTCCGCGGTGACGCCGACGCCGAATAGGTCAAGCTCTTGCGCTATCTGATCCGGCGACTTGTTTTCGAAAAAACCGGTGTCATGCACGGCGGCGCAATCGACAAAATCTTGCGAGCGGCTTCGCCCGCTGATCGTCACCACATGATCGTCAGCCTCGCCGCTCGGGCTATACTTGTTCACATAGCCGTCAAGAACGAGGGTGCCGTTGGCGAGGATTTGAATAGGCGTGCCGGGCGGAAAGCGGAACTGTCCGGGGCGCTCGGTGCCGTTAAGCTGAAAGGTGCGCGTTGCCGATTTGATTGCATAGCTTACTGCCACGCGCTCCCACTCGGTATATTCCGAGCCGCCCGCCAGCACAGAAACCTTCTCAGGATTGCGCGTCATCGCACAAGCGCCTCGAAAATTGCTGGCATCCACGCCGGATGCTTGACGCGGTTGCGCGCCCACAGATCGTCGCCGCGCGGCGCGTCCTTATAGAGCCGGTATCCCCAATAGATCGACGGCATGAGCGCGCCAGCCTCGATTTGCATGACCGGCGCTAGGTCGGCGATCAGCGACGAGAGATATTCGATGGTAAGCCCCTGAAGCTCGCTCAGCGCTTGGCTTACCTCCCACTCGCGCCCGCTTTGAATTTGGCGCAATGCTTCCTCGAAGCGCTGCGCCACCATTGCGCGCGCGGCAATGGCCTCGCGGCGGTTCGTATATGTCGCCTCGGTCACGGCGATGGCAAGGTGCGCGAGGGCGCTTCGATTGAATAGCGCCAGCAAGCTCTCCTGATTTTCCGCCTCGCGGCGGCGCGAAAGCGTGGTCAGCGGGATCGCCGCCAGCCCTTCGCCAAATTCCAGCATTTCGCCGAGGGCATGCACCGCCGCTTCAGGCTCGGCCGCCTCGCGGAAGGCGCTCGCGATTGCGTCGATCTGATTTGCGAACGGGTCGGTGTCGATGATTTCGCCGGAAGCCCAATAAGCGGTCTGATCGAATTTGTTGCCCACCGCCCCCGAGCGCAATAGCGCCTCAAGCGCGCCGTCAACATCGGCGACAAGCGCTTCGAAGCTGGCGAGCGGATCGCCGCGAAGCCCGGCGCTGTCGGCCTGAACCATCCAATTGTCGAGATAAAGGCTGGTGGTGCTAACCGCCGAGCGCCACACAAATTCGGGAACGCGCACGCCTCGATACGATTGCTTGAAGGCGGCCCGCATCGCGGCTGGCATTTCAAGCGCGGCGGTGCGCACGCGGCTTTTGCGGTGCGGCGTTCCGCCGAGCGAGGAAAGGGAAAGGCCGTCTGAAATGAAGCGCAAGCGGAAGGCGACAAAGCCGTGCCGATCCTTGCTGCGGTTGGTGCTTATGTCGAGGCATCGCGCCGCAATGGTGCCGAATAGCGGAAGCACAAGGCTCGCCGGGCCGGGCGCGGTGCATGCCTCGACCAGCGCCTTTGCTTGCGCGCCAGCTTGGCCGCCGACCACATATGCCTCGACCTCATAGCGCCGCGCTTGCTGCCCCATGTCCTCGTTATAGGGAAGCTCGCTAAGCGGAAATTCGTGAACGACGATCCGGCGCCCGCCGCTTACGCCGTCTGTCTCGACCCAAAAATGCGAGCCGCGAAACGAAGCGTTGCGCAGCCTCTTGCGCCAATCCTCGCCGCCATGTGGTGGGGCCATGCTATTGCGGCGCTCCTGTGTCGATCATCGACGTTCCGGTATCGAGGCCAATGTTCCGCCCATCGTCGGAAGCGGTCAAGCCTGTTACTTGCCCCGGCCCCTTCACCATAATATCGACTTGCACCCGCCCCTTGCCTTCGAGCTTGGCGGTTGTCTCGACCGGCACCGGGTCTTCGAGGCTCACGCGCGAGCCCGATACATCGACCGGGCCGTCCTGAAGCAAGGGCGACTTGGCGCCATCGGCGCCGCCGTATAGGCCGCTGAGGTCAAGGTTCGAAAAGTCGGGAAGCATGTCCTTAAACTTGCCCCACTGGTCTTGCCATTGGCGTGCTGTGTCGGGGTTATACCAAGGCGCGGCGGCTTCCGGCGCGGCGGCTGTCGGCGCGCCGGGCGCGGCTGGCGCCAGCGCGCCCACGATAGCCTCGCGGCCCATGTCGCCAAACCACGAAAAGGGATTTATCGAATTGGCCGCGCCCTTCAGCTTTTCGCCGAGGTTCAGCCATTTGTCGAAGTCAAGCGGGTTCTCGATCAAATCCTTGATCGTGCGCATGGCGGCGGCGAGGCTTCGCAGCGCGCTCGCCATCGCCTCGGCGGTCGCGCGAGCGGCCGACCAATTTTCGTTATCAACCTCAAGGCCCGCCAGTTCCGCAAAGGCTTTCGCAACGGCGCTGATCGCGTCAATGATGCCGGTGTCGCTGACCGCGCCAGCAAGCTCGCCCCATGCCGCGCTTACGTCCTTGAGCGCCGGGCCGACAATATCCCAATGCTTGAACGCGCTATAGACCGCCCATGCGCCCGCCGCGAGGACGAGAAGCCAAGGGCTCGCCACGGCGGCGGCGAGGAAGGTCATCGAGGCGCCGATCCCCTGAAGCGCGAAGCCTAGCACCATGAGCGCCGGGCCAAGCACCGCCAGCGCGCCGAAGCCCATCGCAAGCGCGGTGATAATGCGCGGGTCGATTTCCTTGAGCGCGGCGGCCCAACCCTTCAGGCTGTTGATTACCGACTTTATGACCGGCTCCCACTCGCTCACCGCCGCGAACACAACGTCCATGATCGCGTTGCGCAAAAGCTTCAGTTGGTTCCACATGCCGCGCATGCCGATTTCGAACGATCGGTCAAGCTGAGCCATCGCCTTTGTATGGTCGCCGATTAGCGCTAGCTCCTCGTTGAACATTTCGAGATTGTTAAGCACATTGGTGAACGGCGCCGCCGCCATGTCCTCCACCAAGGCGCTGATCGTCGGCAAGCGCTCATGCGCGGGGAGCGCGTCCAGCCCTTCCTTGATCGCGGCGAGAACTTTCGGGAGCCCGCCTTCCTCTTGCAGCGCTTTTGCTACCGTTACCGCGTTGAGCTTGAGCTTGTCGAACGCCTCGACTTGCGCCTTGGTAGCCGACGAGCCGACGCCCAAATTCATCGCCACGCGGCGAAGCGAGCGAGCGACTTTGTCCGAGCTAATGCCGGTCGCCTCCATCGTCGCGCCCATCGCCATGAATTGTTCGGTGGTCATGCCCGCCGCCCGGCCGACCGCGCCCTCTTGCGCCATGTAAGTGATAAGGTTCGCGCCGGTCGTCTTGTAGGAATTTTCAAGCAGATCCATTTGCCCGAGCATCAGTTGTAGCTGGTCGTTGGTAAGGCCCATGCCTTCCTTGATGCCAGCGATCAGAATGCCCGCTTCCTTCGCCTCAATATCGAAGGCCGCCGCCGCCTTGGCGGAAAGCAGCACGAACTTCTCTACGTCCTCAAATGCCACGCCCGCCTTCGAGGCTTGGGTTGCCAATTGTGCAAGCTCGCGGTGCGACTGAGGTAAGACCGCCGCGAGGCGCGAGATTGCCGCGCGGCCCTTCTCGAAGCCGCCCGGCTGATCCATTTCGTCGGCCGCCTTCGTCCACTCCAACATCGCTTCTTCGAAGTTGGCGGCGGCATAGATCGCGGCGGTGGCGGGCGCGGTGAAGGCGAATGACATAGAGCGCCCCGCCGATTGCATGCGGCGGCCAGCGGCTTGCATCGCGGCGCCTTGCGCGGCGATCCCCTTGGCCGCGCCGGAAAAGGCGCTTGATAGCTTATTGACGCCCTCGATTATGACGCGAGCGACTAGATCGGTCATAGGCTATCGCTTTCGCTTCTGTTGCTGGCGCTGCGCCAACCAATCGACATGAATGCGCGCGCGCTCATGCCAGTAAAGCACATCGGACACCCGCATTTCCATTACGTCCTTTGGTGACAGACCAACTAGGAATACTAGTTCGTCTGCCACCTCCCTCAGTTTCCCGCTGGCTGAAGCATGAGAAGAACGGCGGTGAAAAGGCTATTCATGTCGCGCGCACTCACATCGCTCAGCGTTTGGCGATCAAGCCCCGACATTTCTTCGAGATAGACCACCATCTTGCTCGGCACGAACTCGACTTCGATCCGCTGGCCTTCCTCGTCGCGGTTGGTTGAAATGATAGTTTTCCAAGGCAAGCCGTGCTTGAGGACGAGCGCGGCGCTCGGCTCGCGGAGATCCAGCTTCGAAACCTCGCCCTCATGCGTGGCGAGCGGGCGCGACAGCTTGACAGTGGTTTGATCGGACGGCGAGGCTTCGGCGGCGGAAGATTTGGCGGCGGCCATTAGGGGTTCCCCTTTATCAGAATTGAAAAGGCCCGCCCTCATTGGCGGGGCGGGCCTAGACTACACCAGCGATGGCGGCGAGTGCTAGACCCGCTCGACCACTTTCACCTGATCCGACACCACGGAAATACCGCTGATTTCGCCGTTCTGAGTATTGCGGCTCAGCACGCCCTCGACGAAGGCATTGCTGAACAGCACGCGGCGCTTCATGTCGATTTCATTGATTGTCACGTCGAACCCGGCCGCCTCGACCAGCGCGTCCATGCTCAGGCCGCGATAATCGCGGAAGGTAATGTTCGCCCGGCGCGCCTTCGGCTTGACCGTGCGCTGAACGCTTCCGTCCTGATTGACCACGCCCTCGGGCTCGATGCCGGTGCTTTCCACCACCACATCGGCGACCGGGTGATACCATGCGCCGTTCAGCTTGATTGCCACGCGGCCGCCAGCGTTCAGCGTTTCTCTTGGCATGCGTTCGTCCCTTTCCTAAAGGCGAGGCGCCTAGCCTAGCCCGATCACTTCCTCGACCGCCGAGCGCCGCTGCATATAGCTCGTCGCATTCACCGCGACGATGCGAAGCTGGTTCACATGATCCAACGGCATATAGACATTGACCCGGTTGGCATCCACCTGATCGCGCTCGACCACAATGTCGCGCTCGAATAGGTCGATATTTTCGAACACGGCGAGCCGCGTCAATTCGGCGTAGCCATGAACGATTGTGTCGCGAACATCGGCGGCCGTGGTGACGCCCTGAATGCCGAAAGGATTTTCGTCGGCGAGGGCTTGGCGGCCATGCGCGTTCTCGACCTTCTGGCGAAGATAGCGAATGCCATACATGCTCTGCGCCATCGTTTCCACATCGAGCCATGTCGCGTCGGGCGAGCCCCACTCATTGAACTGGTAAGTGGTGATCAGCCGGTCGATGCTGACCGTGCCATCGCGCTCGACATGATAGCTGCCGATGCCGTCATAATAGAGGACTTGGCGCTCTTGCACATTGAACCGATCTTCGATTTTCGGCGCGACCACATCGCGAAGGTCAAGCGTCTGAAGCGGGCGCGATAGCTCGGGCGCCGCTTGCAAATGCTTCGCCGTCTGACCGCCGACCGCCGCCGCCCAAATCCAAGGCGGCGAAGGGCTGTTGTAGTAGCCCATGATGCAGACATGCTGATTGTTCATGCCATTGCCGGTCGAGCTTAGCGAGCCGAGGCTAGCGTCGAGCGCGGTCAGATAATGGCCGTAGAGCATTTTGATCGGCGCCCACCGGCCCGCCTCGTCATTCAGCAAATTGTCGATGTTCGAGAGGTTGGTCGGGTCGGCATAAGGCGCGGCGATCCAGTCATACTCATCATCGCCGAGGTTATCGAGCGCGTCGGCGAAGTCGGGATCGCCGTCGCCGCCCGACATTGCCGCAATCACCATCTTACCCTTGATTGTCTCGTCCTCGTTGCCGAGAAGATCGGTGTTGAGCTTGATGGAATTGCCGAGCGCGCCTAAGTGCCGCGCGGTCAGGGTGACAGTGTTGGTGGCGACAGTCGCCGTCACCGGCACGCCATCGGCGAGATTGATTTCCGCCGCGAGCCCGGCCGCGATTTCGTCGTTTGTATCGGTAGCGCCAATGGCCCACCGCACGCGCTTGCCAGCGATGTAGATAGTGCCGGTGTGCGCGCGGCTGACAGCGGCGCCGTCGATCTTGACGGTGCCGGTTGCGGCGACCCCGCTCGGATCGTCAAGCAAGGGAAGCGCCCATATCTCTTGGAACGGCGCATTGTTGCGCGCGGTCTTATACATAGCCGCAAGCATGCTGTCCTTGCCAAAAAAACCGTCCTCTTGCCCATCTTGCATGATGATCGGAATGTTCTCGGTCGCGGTGCCGATAATGCCATGCGCGGTATGCACGCCGGTTTGCCCGCCGCCCGTAAGATTGAGCGCGGCGCCGCCCTTGGTGGCACTCAATTGGAACGAGTTGGTGCCGAAGCCCGCCGAGATAACGTGATAGTAGGTGCCTTCGACAAGGCCGTTAGGTAAATCGCCTGTGGTCGAGAAGCGCACGCGCGATCCGACTTTGAGCGGGTGCCCCGACCATGTGACAACGCCGGGGTTGGCATCGCTGATCGTAACCACCGCGCGCTTCTCAAACATTTGCCCGATCAGCAAGAGCCGGGCGATGGCCTGATAAGGCGTGCCCCCCGGATTGAACTCGGCATAGAAAAGCGGCACCCGAATGTTGTGGGGCACGTTGTTGAACATCACAGGCATGGTGCGCTCCATTCTTTCATGGTCTTGCCAGCCTTCGCCCTATTGCACGGCGGGCAAAGCAGTTGAAGATTATCATAGCGCGCGCGAGCCGCCTTGAACGCTGGCGTCTTGCGGTAGCGGGCCATTGCGGCTTTCTGAGCGGCGGTGCAGGGCATGGCGCGCTTAGACCTTGGCCTTCATCTTACCAAACGGGCGGCGCCCTCGCCGAAACACATCGTCGCTGTCGCTGTCGCTGTCGCTGTCGCTGTCGCTGTCGCTGGCGCTGTCGCTGGCGCTGGCGGCGGGTGCCTTGACCTTCGGGGCCTTGGCGATCACCGGCACCACGCTACCATCGCGAAGGCGGCGGCGCCAATAGCTGTCGTTGGGAACATTGGCGCCCTCGGGCGGCATGACCCGCCCGTTTTGCGGGTAGCGGATCAGCGCGTCGGGCGCGGGCTTTACATGCATGGTCTGATTGCTCATTGCGACAAGTCCTTCGTTTCGGCCACTGGCATTGGCTTAACTTTCTTACCGGCATCGTTCGGGTGGCTATGACGAAGCCGGATGCGGCGAAGCTGGTCGGCCACGATTGTATGCGGTATTTGCGCGCCGCGCATCAACTCAATTGTGCTGGCTACCGAGCCGCGCGGCGGCCCGGCGCTTTCCACGGCATTCAAGAGGGCTTGCACATGGGCTGGCAATGGCATCACCGCTGGCGTTGCTGAGGCCACCTCGGGCCAATCATCGTCCTTGATCTCTATGGTAGCGGTAATTTGCCGGGCCGCAAGTCTCACGTTGGCCTCGGCCGCCAGCCGGTCGGATTTCCACGCCGTCATTCTCGTCCAGAAGCCTAGAAGCAAGCGCGTCCACTGGTTCTGGAAATTCATAAAAGCGAAGCGGGTTTGATGCTCGAATAAGTCCAGCGAAGCCTCAAGCTCGGTGTCGGTTTGCGGGAAGATGATCGTCGGCTCGCCAAGCTCGGTGTCCTCGCCCACCATGCCGAGCGTGAGCCATAGGTTCAGATTGATAACGCGGCGGAAGGGCGGCCCGCCATTATTGCTGCTCAGATCGTCGCCAGTGTCGGCGTCGGTATATACCGAGATTGTCGGCACAAGCTCGGATTTTTCGGCGCCAGTGATCGGGTCAATGCGGCTGTCAAATACTCGAGCCGCCGCCATCGTCGGCCACGGCTCTTGATAATAATTCGTGAGCGCCAGCACGGCGGCGGTGCGGAGCGCCATGCGATTGAGGCTCATTAGATGCTCTCACGATTAAGGTGCGCCAGCGATAGAACCGCGCGGCCTTGGCCGTCCGGCTGATAATCCTTTGCGCTGAAAACGTCGCCGGTTTTCTTTCGCATGAATTTGTCGCCTTTGCGCGGGGGCTCACCTGGCGCGAATTGCCGAAGATCGACGCCGATCCGGGGCGTGCCAATCGACACGCGGCCGGTGGCATCGCCGCCGAGCGTGCGCGAGACTTGCGGGCGCAATTGCCCTAAGTCAATGTCCGACGCCGGGGCACCATAGATCGCCAGCACTTCGCGCACCGCGCGGCCGGGATCGGGGCTCACCGGATCATTGACCGTAAGCTGGCGCATGGGGCGGAACTCGAATGCCTCGGCGAAGGCTTCGTCGCATGCGTCGCTCGCGCTCGCCACTAGATCGTCCCAACTCATAGGCCATACTTCCCCTTGACGCGCTGAAGATCGCGGTCGATTTCGTGAAGCACGCGAGGAATGAATACCCGGCCGACCGTAGCTGTGGCAACCGTCAAGCTTTGCCCGCGTTCCATTTCCCGCGCGATGTTAGGCCCATAGAGCGCCTTGATCGGCAAACGCTGAGGCCCCTGCCGCGTATAGGCCACGCCGCCCGCCATGAAGGCGCCGCGCGCTGTCTGCGACCGGCCCCATGCGCGGTGGGTGACGCCGACCCCCGTTTCGCGCGCGCCGAAGTTGCCCGCCGTTATTGTTGACCAGCCATCCCTCACCACGATTTCAAATTTGATCCGCGAGCCGCCCGCGCGAATTTTTTTCATTACCGCCGCCACGCGCCCGGCGCGAAGCCCGGTTTCTTTAACCAGCACCCGCTTGATTTGGGTCGCCGCCATGTCGCCAGCGCGATTGAGCGCCCGAGCGATGATCTTGTCCCGCACCTCGCGCCCTACTTCTTCGAGCGCGCGCGCGACCTTGTCCAAGTCCCGCGTATCGACCTTGACGCTGATCCCAACCATTACCCCGGCCGCCGCTTGTTCATTTCAATGCGCGCCCTCGATAGCCGGGCGCGGGCCTCAAGCGCCGCCGAGGCGCCCACCACGGCGAGGCGCCGGGCGGCGCCTGTCAGATCGCCCCTTGCCGCATGCCGGGCGGCGCTCGCCAGCGCGGCCGCGCGGCCCTTGCACCCGCATGGGGGCGGGGCCGCTTTCACCGCCTGAGCGACCCGCCTCGGATCGCGTAGCGCTTGGTGCTGATCGTGCTTGCGGGCTCGCCGGTTAAGCATTCTTCCTCGGCCGCGCGGATTTCGTCGCGAAGCCGGGCAAGATCAATCTTCGAGCTTGCATAGGTGACGCTGCGCTGAACCCCGGCGTCCTGATAGGCGACAGACTGGGCCTTGCTTCCTGAGACAAGCGCAAAGTAGGCGTCCCGAAGCGCGGCGGCTCTTGCACAGGCGTCAGTCCAGTCGATTGCCATGCGAGGAACCTTACCACGAAAGAAAAGGGCCGCACCCCCGGATTGAAGTGCGGCCCTTCAGGCTGGCGGGCTTCAAATTTCCTACGTGCGCTTGCCTTGCTGAAGCACTTGCGGCCGGGTGCAGATATTTAGCTCGTTCATCTGCACGTCGAAGTGGACGCCCTTGCCGTTCGGCATTTCATACATTTTTGCATAGAGGCGGCGGCCGACCGTATTGACAGTCTCGACATAATCGGCTGGCGCCCAATAGGTGCGGAACAGGTTCGGCACCCCGAGCGGGAAGATATGGCACTTGTCGGTATGCACGAAGGCCGAGCCCCCGGTAGCGCCGCGATAATTTTCCCACACTATGTCGCCGAACTCGAAAGCGCCGAATGTCTTGCCGCTGGCGTCGACATATCCCTCGCGAAGAATGCGCGCGGCGGGCCAGCCCATGTAGGTTTCCCGCACTTCCTTGTGCGCGAGCAAATCGTCGAAAAATGCATCGCCGCAAAAGGCATGGCACATGCCCGACCACGGAATGCCGTCGAGCGCATTGGCGATCACGCGGGTAGCTGTCGCGCACTTCTTCCGAAGCACGCCGCTCGCCGGGCTGGCGGCGTCAAGCTCAAAGTCGATTTCGCCGGGGAGCGATGTGCCGAACACAGCCGCCAAATCGAGGGTGGTGCTGTCGGCATAGGTGACGAGGCCCTTGATGGCGCCGATCTGCGAATACTCGGAAGTCGCCGCCAATGATTGCGAATGCTCGCCGCCGCGCTCGGCAATCTTGCCTTGCACGGTTTCAATTGCGCTGGCCTCGCCGAAGGCGCGAATGCCCTGCACTTCCTCGGCCATAACCGCGTCGTTGATTTCGAAGTGCGGAACGGTGAGGTTGCGCAGCGTGCGCTTTGCCTTGTCGAGCGTGGTGCCGGGGCCGCCGCGCGGCGAGGGCGGAACCAATACCAGCACGCCGTCTTTCTTTTCGATGGCGATGGTGGTTGTCGTGACACCGCTCGCCGAGAATAGGCCCATCTGCCCGATGCGCCCCGGAACGAATTTGATTTCGTTAAGGGCGTCGGTAAGCTCGTTGACGCTGAAGGCGTCCCCGCTGAATACGTCGAGAATGTTGTTCGGCATGATCCTCGTTCCTTTGCTAGCGAGCCGGGCCGCTTCCCTTATCGAACCTTGATGTTGCGAGCCGCGAGCGCGACGATGGCGGCGGCCTTCTGTTCATTGGTGATGCCAGCGGGCCATGTCAGAAGCTTGCCGTTCACTTCGGCAAGATCGACAATAGCGGCGATCTTCGCTGTTTCTTCAGCGCCAGTGACCACGCCATAGAGCGCAATCGCCGCCGCCGTTTCGGTGCCGTCCGAGGCGCCGGGCGCGAGGACTTTGTAATGGCCCTCGTCGGCTTTGCCAAGCACGGCGCCGGGCACGATCGTTTGGCTTGCGCCAATGGTGATGTTGCCGCGAGAGATTTGCCCCGGCCCTTCGGAAAGAACGAACTCGGCTGCGTGGCGGCCTTCGGTTTTAACGGTCATAGCCTCATGCTCCCTTTTGAGCGGGTATCCCTATCGGGTAGCCTCGATACGCTTGTTAACAGCGGCGGTGGCTTTTGCCCACCCAATTTTGCTCGCGCTGGCGTCCTTGGCGGGCAAGCTTGAAACCGCGTCGGCGCCTGTCTCGGCGGCGCGCGCGGCGATAGGCTTGGTGGCCGCCGCGCTCGATTGCGCAACAGCAAGCTCAAGCACCTTCTCCGCGCTCATGTCGCGCGCCTCGTATGCGAGGGTGATAGCGAAGCGCTCGCGGCCTTGGCTGCGCTCGTCGGCGAGGATCGCCGTAATCCGCGAGGCCAGCGCGTCGGCGCCGGAAGCGGCGGGCGGCTCTTGCACAAGCGCGGGCGCTGGCGCCGGGGCGGGCTCCGGGGCTGGCGCCTCGGGTTCCTCGGGATCGCCGCCGCCTAGAAGTGTCTCGTCCTCGTCCTCGGTGGTGGCTTTCGCGCGGGCTTTGCGGCTCATAGCGCTGCTCCTTGCTGATTTGCGAGTATTGCGGGCCGATAGCGCGTCAAGCACTTGCTCGAATGTCCCGATTTCGTCGGCAAGGCGCGCGTCGATGGCGTCAGCCCCGATAAAAATGCGCGCCTCTGTTTCTCTTGCCGCTTTCGCACTGGTCTTTCCCGCTCGCCCCTCGGCGACTGTTTGAATAAATGCATCGTAGAACGCTAATACCTCTGTTTGCAAGTCTGATCGCACGCTTTGGGGAAGGGCCTCGAAGGGGTTGCCGTCCACCTTATGCTCGCCCGCGAAGATCAGGGTGGGCTTAACGCCGTCAGCCTCAAGCTGTGCCGAGAAGTCCAAGTGAAGCATGACAACGCCGATTGAGCCGGTAAGCCCGGTCGGCGAAGTGAAAATCCGGCGCGCGCCGCTCGCCAGCGCATAGGCCGCCGAGGCCGCCATGCTATTGACCACGGCATAGACCGGCTTCGAGGCCGAAAGCTTCCGCACCGCGTCTGTCGCAAGCTCGAAGCCCACCGCCTCGCCACCGGGGCTGTCAATATCGAGGATGACGTTCCGCACATCGCGGTCAGCCTCAAGCTGCGCTAACTGGAATTTAAGCCCCTCATAGGACACCAGCCCCGAGTTGGCGCCGATCCATGCGCCCCGGTTCACAAGCTCGCCGACAACCGAAAGAATGCCGACGCCGTTCTGAACTCGGTAGGGCCGGGCGCGGCCATCGTCGCCCTCTATGTCGCCAGCGAAGCGGCTCGCGCTCGGCGCGGCCGCCTGAGCGAAGCGCTGGTCGATAATTTCCGCGTGAGGATCTCCGGGGAGCTGGCCGGGCGCGGTGCCGAAGCGCGCGCTCAGCGTATTCCACATCGCCATCGCGTGCCGGGGAAGGATCAGCAAGGGGCGATCTACAATGCGCGCCATGACTTGCGCGAAGCGCATCTGCGTCATTCTTCTTCCTGATCCTCGTCGGCCGCCTCGTCCTTCTCGGCGTTCGGCGCCTCGTCTGCCGGGCGCTTGCCCCCGCCCGGTGAATTTTGCGCGGTTGGCACGGTAAGGTCAACGCCTAGTTCTTCGGCCCGATCTTCCTCGCGCGCTAGCTGCTCAAGCACCGCGTCAAAGTCCACGCCTTCATCGGCGCACCACATTTCGCGGGTGATAACCTTGTTGCGAAGCTTGGTTTCGTTCGCCTTCGAAGTCTTATAATCGTCGGCGGTCGGCCGGGGCGGCCCGCGCCACTCGCACAGCGAAGCAAGCTCGCGCTGATTGATAAAGGCGTCGATCCCTCCGGGGAACTGAGTTAAGCCAAGCTCTATTTCTTCCTCAAGCCACGCAACATAGACCGCTTGCATGAGCGGCCCGGCGATATGCTTGCGCCGATACATATTCGTCAGCCAATTTTCAGCCGCGCCCATGCGCCCGCTCGTATAGGTCGCCTCGCGCCAATCGCCGGTCAATTGCTCGTAGGTGATCCCGAGGCACCGCGCGATTTCGAGCAAGAGCATTCGAGCGAAGGGCAGGTAATTATCGTTAGGATGCTCGCTGCGCTTGAAGTCCAAGCGCTCGCCGACGAACAGGTGGATGAGCTTGCCGAAGGTTCCGAGGTCGATGTTCGTCCGGTCATACCAGCTAGCCTTGGCTTGCATGAGCGCGTCGAGCGCGCCGCTTCCCGCCTCGGCGTCTTGCTCGTTAATGTCCTGAAGCGCGCTCAATAGCTGATCGGTCGGCGCGTCGCTTTCGATTGTCGCGGCGAAGATTGCTTGAATGAGAGCGGCGGTAAGCGTTGCATTGGCAAGCTGATCGAATTGCCGCACCACCTGAAGCGCGGGCGCGAGCGGCGTCATGCCGCGAAGCACCGTCGCCGGGCTGTCATGCACATGCACAACGACCGGGCGCCCTGTCTCGTCACGCGCTTGCACCAACACTTCGCTGTCGGGGAACCATTGCGTCGGGCCGGGGTTGACGATCCAATAAGCAAGCGGCCGCCCCCGAGCGTCGACCTTGATCCCCTGAATGGTGTCACCGACTACGGAGGTCTTTTCATGCGGGCAACGCGTCGGCGGAAGCACCTGAAGCTTGGTGCCGAGGGTGTTGCCGGGGCGCCGGTCGAATTTCACCAGCACAAGAATTTCGCCATAAGCAAACCAGCCCTTCACCGCTTGCGCGCAAAGCTGGCCGAGAGTGTGCTGCCCGGTGAAGTCCACCGCATATGCCGAGCTTGCCCATGCGCTGAACCTCGCCTCTACCTTGCGCGACCATGCCGCCGCGCTGGCGACATTGCCGCCGAACAATGAAGGATCAGGGTGCGCGTTCAGCGCGAGCATGGGGCCGCACATTTGCGTGGCCGCTTGCTCGACGCCGCCCGCGAGCCACCCGGAATTGTGGATCGCGTCAATCGCCCGGCGCACCACATCATAGTAGGCGCGGCGGTGTTCCTGTCGCGGATCGCGGAGCGCGGGGTTCCATCCGAAAAAGTGCGGCGAGGATTTGGCCCCGCGCAAGAACTCGCTTGTGGGCGAGGGGCGAAGGCGGCCGGTAAGCCGCTCGCGCCATGAAAGGGTCAGGGGGCCGCGCATGAAGCCCAACCTAGCAGCGAGAAGGGGCCTTTTACTAGGGCTTTTTTAGGCCGTGAGTGAATGCTTGCTCCCTTGAGCAAAAAAGCTCATATTCTCCCTGCCCTCGGCGGCCATGCCGAGGCGCGCAAATCCAAGGAGGATTTTTCAGATATGGCAACGACGAAAACGGACGATCTTAACATTCCGCACTTCCTGCGGCGCCCGCCTGAACTAAAGCCGGGCGAATATGCCATCGACTTTCCGCTTTCTTGTATCCCTTCTACCCCGCGCATTCTCAGCGCATCAACCAAGGAGACTTCTGACATGAAAACGAAGCAAGCAACGAAGATGAAGGCCCCGCTCAAGGCCAGCACCAAGCCCTCGCCCGTTCGCAAGGTCAAGGTGACGTTATGGTCGGGCATGCAAAATTGGTCGGCGGGCGGATCAAAAGCAATCGAGAAGAAAGTGCTCGCCGCGAAGCCGAACGGCGTGCATGTCGAACCGAAAGGACGCCGAAGCAAGGCCCACGGCGTTGCGCTCAGGCCGATAAAGGGAAGCTCGCTGGTGCTGGTCAAGCCCGGCAAGAGCAAGGCCGAGCTTGAGGCCGCGAAAAAATCCGCGAAGAAAAAGGAAGCCCCGAAGGCGCCCGCCAGCAACGGCGAGTTTCGCGGCAAGCGCTCAACCCTGCATGATCTTCTGACCCGCAAGGGCGGCGCCACCTACGGCGAGATAAAGAAGCGCTGCGAGTGGCCGGGCGGTTGCAAAGGTGAAATGAACTCGATGGCCCGCAAGCTCGGGCGCAAGCTGAAGCCTGGCAAAGGCGAGGGCGACCAGCAAGTCTATTCGCTCTAAACCCGCAAAATTAGGGGGCCGCCTAGCGCGGCCCCCTTTTCATTCATGCACACGGAGATTTTTATGGCCCGCAAACCCCACCCTTCCGACGACTTCGACCGCGCGGTGCTTGAGCGCGCCGTGGAATTTACC